GTCTAACTTGACCACTTGTAGCTGGGGTTGCTGCGTTTGATTCAAAGTAGCCAACGTTGACGAGATTGTTACTATTTGCGTCAACATCAGAAAACCATTTTTTAATAAAGTTGGTAATTGAAACACGTTTGTTAGTTGTAGGAGAATCTGCAACTACAACTTCCTCAGTTCCCGCTGGATTAGGTAAATCTGGGTATCCAGTAATTGGAAGATTAGCCATGTATGGCTTTAGAGCCAATCACGTTTAATTGTTCTGGGAATGGCTCTTTGGACCAAGATAGTCTATCTTGATCAAACTTTCCAGCCGATTCAATCCAGTACATTTCTTTTGGAGTATGCTTGAGTTCAAGTTCTCCAGTTGAGGTGGTAATTTCTTCAACTTCCACCCTACCAACAGTTTCAAAGACATAGTTGATACTTTGCACATTCTCTCCATTCACGTTCATTTGCCAGCCGAGAATATGACATACTACCTTGAAGCTGTGATGATGGTTAGGCATTTCAATTCTCTTGACATAGATTGGCCGTTTGCGTGAATCGTCAAAATGAGTTACCAAGAGTGGCATTTGATCCCCTTCCAAATGGAGGATTAGTTTATCGAGAGTTTTGTAATCTATGTGTGCAATATTGTAAGTTTTGGAATCGTAGTGTTTAATCTCATTATCTTTGGAAACTGAAAACCAAGTTAAAGCCATATAGAATATTGGTAAGTTATTTAGTTAATAACTCTTATGTTTCGTCGTAACGCCATGTCCAAGTTTCAGGGGCTGCTGGTTTAGTACCTGGAGTAGCTGTACTTGCAACTACGACTTGATAGACTACAATGTTACCGAAAGCTCCCGTTGAAGGATTTGCAATTGATCCAGTTACTGCCAATGCAGCTCCTGTGACTTTGGCAAATGCGTCAGTTGGTGTGGCTGGTGTTAAAGTTCCACCCGTATAGTTAGTATCATTTAATTGAGTACCCGTAACGCCTGGAGTACCAGCGGCTTGAGTATAACTTGCTCTAGCAGCCTGAGCTACTAAACAAGTAATTCCAGTACCGTAAGAATTTACACCGTCAGTATACCATTCTAAATTATCTACAAGGTTGTCAGGGGTAACAGTACAATCAAGTTGAGTGTTTACCCAATAGGAATAATTGTCAGCTCCCGAAGGAATTTCAATTGGACTTGCAGTATCATTTGTACTTTGTGCGTCAGCTGTGTTGGCTCTTGTATTAATTGAAGTAATATCAGATTCTACAATAGTTCCAGCTGGACCTGTTAATCTGTTAATTGTAATTGTTGCTACCATGCTAAATCATTGTATCTGTTAGTTTAAAGGTATTTTGGCTTATCTGAAATCCAAACCCATCTGTCTACGCCATTGGAAATATAGTATGATTCTAGCGGAAAGTGATCTTTTACCATACCTCTCTTGAGCTCTAGCAATTGACCTATCTCCAAGGTTGTTTTTCTTTTGTCCCAAGTCAAAACTAGGATACATTATATCTGAATTATCAAAGTTATCATGTCGTAATCCGATAGAGTGTCCAAATTCGTGCATTAAGATAGGAACTAACGGTGGCTTACCCATGGTGGATAAATGGACTCCAGTAACCCAATTCCATTCATCGTTGATATGACAATCCCCTGATATGTCACCTTGCCCTGGGAAATAAGCATGAGCCAATATTCCCTTCTTTCCGTCAAAGTGTGCCAAGTTCTCAAATGAAACATTAAAGTCAACACTGGTATCTGGATTTCTTTCCTTTCTAAATTTAAGATTTCCAAGTCGTAATTGCCATGCTCTAAGAGCTACTGTAACTGCACGTTCTTGAAATTTCTCATTTGCAATATCTGGAGTTGAATTATTTAATCTATAACTGATTTCGCCTAATGGCCAACTATGTGGCCATTCTTCTATTCTATCATCTACTGTTTCTGCAAACTTGAAAGATCCTGAATCGCTTTGGACTAAACTACACTTGGCGTGATTATGGGACAAGTGTACTACCTGGAGTTGTTGCCCGTCCTCCTCTTGTAATTCCAATGAAACCAATCACAGCAATTACAATTCCTGTAAATATTCCAAAGAGCCAGTTAGCGTCAATAGTTCCCGTGATCAAAATACCACTAAGGTCAGCTTGGGAAATTATGTAAATTATCATACCAGCGAAGATGGTTAGAAATATTGCACCAAAAACTAAAGCTGTATCGTTTTTGTCAAATGGTAAGTGCATAATTTAATCCATAATGGGTGGTTAATAGGTATTTGGCTCAAGTTCACATACCCATAGTTTGTGCTAGGAATAGATAGATCGTCTTAAGCCAATCTAGTTATCCAGTTAGGCAAGTTAAGAGTTACTACTCTTTGTAACATACACTTTAAGATTTTTACAATGTAGGCACTTTACAGTTTTGGGATTGAATCCGTCTACTGGTGGAAATTCACAATGATGCTTCATTAGTTATCCTCATTAGATATTCCATGTATCTATCTGACACTCTCCCTGCCAACCAATCTTCCACAAGGTTGTTACGACTCATCTATTTGACTTCCTTGCTTGATCTTCCATATCTGCTCTAGTATCACAGAATACCATATCATCGTAGGTGTTACTAGCTAATCTACACTTGATGTGTTCTATTTCGTGAAGTATTGTTGTAATGTCAGTATGGTAAAAGAATATGCTTTTTTCACTTGTAACTAGAAATGCTCCTACACTTGCTGGATTATGATTTCCCTGATACATAACATATCTATCTTCAAATGCCTGTCTATCATCAATTACTTCAAAAGAATACTCACAGTTCTGCTCACCTCCAAACATAATACATAATGGGATTAAGAAAAAAAGAGGTGTCATTTCTGACTTGCCCTCATTTTGTTGATTTGTTTGATCAGGTTAGAAATTTTGTCTTGCAGTGTTTCTTTTGCAAGTCTTTCGCCTTCTTTTACTCCTCCATCTTCAAGGAATTGCTCATATCTTTGCCCTGGCACGTTGTCGTGATAGTCTTGTAGGTTAGTCTTTGCGACTCCAGATAATTCTATCTTGGCATCTCTAATGTCACGACATTCTTTGAAAGTCATTTTGTATGTGTTGGTATAGAAACCCTCACAAACATCTTCCACTATATCATAGCGGTTGTTTGACATATCAACTCCAAAGTTTGCCCTTTGGTTAGCCATCTCTTGTGTCATAATTGGCACGGACTTTGCATTTTCAGAATGAGAAAATGTCTTACCACAGATTGGGTAAAATTCCTTACTTCCTTGTGGCACATTGTCGCAGAATCCAACTAGGAAATCTTGTGACGATAGTACACCACCTTGGTCATTCTGTAAAGTCATTTGGGCTTTACATTCATGGTTACGAGTGAGGATTTCTTTTAACAAACCCCTATACTCCATCGCTGTGAATGGTGTTGATGTGTCTAACTCAATGTGTTTGACACCATCTAGGACGTAAGTATTGATACTAATTTTGAAATCCCTAATTTGTTGGACTCCTAATGTTGTACCCTGTCCTTGATAACATCGTGGGTCAGAATCTAATTCCTTGTTGATTCTTTTAAGTAACTCTTTGTCACTTGGTCTATCAGAATCCTCACTTGGAATTTTAGGATCTGCTATTGTTGGGTTGTAGATTCCTAATGGACATTCTGGATCGTCAAAACATAATTGTTTTGCTTCCTCCTGAATTACATCATAAGGTCTACACTCTCCAGTTCTAATATCAATGTCCATACCACTGATACACCCATCTTCGCTAGGTGTTCTTTCTTCGTCATCATACTTGAAATCTTCTGATTTCCATGTGGCAGTACAATCATACTTTTTGTAATCTGTTCCATTTATCACTAGAGTACAACCTGAGTTTTGATAGTCAAATGGTACTGGTACGACAAACTCTTTGATTCCGTCAGCGTGTGCAACAGATACGCCCACAGCTACTAATGAGAAAACCACGAAAAATCCTAACAATTTATTCATTAGGTGTCTTTCTCCCACAGCTTGGACACGTTACGTTTTTAGCCTTACTTTTTGTTTCCCATTGATGTTTACAATCTTTGTGAATACAAATAGCGGCTTCCGTTTTTGTCATAAGTAGTGGTGGTGTAAGTAGTAGTAGTAAATGGGGTTAGATTAGTAGTGTTGACTAAATGTGTTTTAAAATTTGTTATTCCCGAAAACTTTAGTTTTTTCCTTTTTTGACTCTTTTACCTCAACGACGATTTCGTCAGGTTTGGTAGTCGTGAAATTTGAAGTTTCAATAGTTTCAATTTTTGGTTTTTCCATTTTTTTAGCACTTGGAATGATTGCTAATGGTCCGAGTCCCCAACCACAGCCCTTGTTATGTTTGAATTTAAATGCGATATTTGGAAGTATAATATCCCCTTCTTGTTTCGATCCACATCGGGTGCAAGCGATTGTCATCGTATTATTCTGTATGAATATAGACTAAAAGTGTTTTTAAAAAAAGAAAAAAAAGAAAAATTGTCGCTTAAACGTTAAAGGCTGTGATCTTGTAAGCTCCGACATCTGAGTGTGCTGGTTTTGCGTCAAATCTGATCAAAAGATCTGATTCGTACAAACCGCCTACTGATAGGTCGAAGTTTTCAATGGTCAAGTCCTCTCTCAAACCGACTACTTGTGCAATATCTCTTTTAACAACTAATACAGTTCCGACTGGAATTTGTGGGGTTTCCCATACATTTCTTAGTCCGAGTGCTGCTGCCAATCCTGAATTGTTTACTACATCTGTGTTGTCAGTAGGTCCTACGATAAATCTGCTCAAGAATGGCCATTCACCGTTGGTGCCTGCGTTTCTAACAGCTGTCATAGCATCTGTTGGATTGATAAACATTGTATCAGCACGGTTTCTTTGAGTACCTGGGAAAATGCCTCTTACAACATTAACTAGGGCTTCAAATTCTGCCTGTACTGGAGTTGCTAAAGCTAAGTTTGCTTTAGTATCTGTTGGAACTCCTGCATCTGCTGTGAGTGTTCTAATTAGTTTCTCACCAACCATGTAGTAAAATTCATTTCCAGCGTTTTTCAGTGATTGCTCGACTGACAAGAAGTTATTGTCTTTTACATCGTTTCGGTTGACAGATAGTGTTCCTCGATAAGAGTTGTTTGTACCGCTGGTATCGAGTTCGACTGTGGTAACTTTACCGCCAATTGGTGGTGGTGCTCCTCCAGCTTCGGTGTAGATTTCTATACCTTTCTGGGCTCCGACAGCTCCACCGACTGTATCAGTATATTTTGTGATTGGCACGTTTACTTTTGGAGTATCCATGTCTATCATTCTAAAGTACTGTTTCCAATCGGACCATGGCTCAGCTCCTTCCAAAATCTCATCTGCGATTTTCAAAGCAGATAGTGTGTTTGGAACGGAAACGGTTTCTCTAAGTGCGACTCCACCAATGCTAGGATTGGTTTTTGCCATATCACCTATTCTGATTCCGTATTTGCTAAACCATACTTTGTCTAAGTTTGGATTTAGTTTACCTTCTTCAAACCCGTTAGTTGCGTGTCGATCAAAGAATACTGACATTGGGGTTTCACGTATTGGTCTAAATACATCCATCTCTTTGCCTGAATTTCTACTAACTTCTGCTCCAACCAACAAAGCTTCTCGTATGTGTGCCATTTCTGGCAAAGCCAAGATGCTTTGACGATTGTGTTTATCTTTAGAAGTCATGCTAGAAGATTCCTCCTCTACCGACGTCAACTGCGGCTATATCACCGTTAGCGGCTGCCTGTAAAGCTTTAGCGATTATGTAATCGCCTGTTGTTGCTGCCTCTAATCCACCAGTTGCAGAAACTGTTAATGCAGCTCCCAATGTGATTGTA